AAAAGCGTGCATTAACTTGTACCGCATAATGCAATACTGGTTTTCGGAAGGAAATTTCCTTTCGGCCCCAATACTTGGTCAACGACAGAGTTGGCTAAGTCAATATGCGAGCTTTTCTTGGGGAAGTCCCAATCGGAGACACTGCTAAACATTGCAGTATCTCTCATGGGAACCCCAAGGAATTTCAGCTCCCCCGTTATTCTCTCTAATGCATCATAATGTCGTGCAACAGAGACAGGTACGGGGAAGTCGGCCTGCCGGTCCGCTTTTTTGTGGACTTGTGGTCGGTAGTTTTCTTTTATGAATTCAACCGGCCGCGGAGGCTTGATAATCGCGCTAGCTGCTTCGACTGATCCGCGAAGCTTTCTTTCTTGGAGGTACAACCACGCCGCTCGTTTGGTAGCATACTCCTGTTGGGCGACATTGTCGTCTATAGGGGTAGCCAGAGTGAACGGGTTTATTTGGAAATGTGGCTTAGACTCATTGATTTGGTAGGGCGTCAAGCTCCTGGCAAATTCACGTGAGAGTTTATAAGCGACATATGGGACGGGGACTCTTTTGATTGCCTCCCAGACAGTCTTATTTAGACCGTCTAGAGGTTTTGCAAAACTTCCCATCCCTCCGAATGCCTCCGATAATCCAAATGGTAATATTCCGTCCAGATCATCCAGTTCCCGACTAAAGTGCACACGACTCTCCTCACGGATGTAGTACTAGGCATCTTCGGTTGGGGGCCACTAGGGTTTTCTGAGCGTTAATATATTTCTTCCACTCTGGACAACCATCTCCTGTATATTCCTTTGAAGTTGGTCTGATGACCGTCTTCAATTTAGGGATACGGAGAATCTCCTGACCCTCAAAGTGGATTTCTGTAAAGAGTCCTCTTGAGTTTCGGGCAGTGATGTCTTTCCAGGCGGAGAATTTTGAGCCCATCTCTTCGGCGACACGTTTATAGGAGTCGATATAGATCAGGTTTCCTGCTCTCATTGAATCGTCTCCACATAATTGTGATCTTCCTCTAGCTCCGGGTTGGTCCGAAGCCCACTGGTCGCAGTATAGGTTGTAACTATAAAGCATAGCTATGCTTATAGATGTACCCATCTGTAGACCCTTTTTGGAGAGGTAGGCGTGGTCAGGGCCGTCTAGGTTCGCCAATCCCATAGAAAATACTCTGGCTTGAGAGTTCTCGAGCTCCTGTAGTTTTTCCATTGGGGATCGGTTCTTTGGGTGTACTGAGCCTTTCCAGGTCTGAGGTGGATGTTCCATCCCCAGATTCTTTGGATTAGGATCAGTAGACCTGTTCCATTTGACGGTTACTTCATTTATTGAGCTAAGGACGACTCCCGGTTCGGTATGGTTAGGGTCCAAATCGGCATCCATAAACCTGTCCAGTCCGGGCGTCGCTCTCGGCATTAGATGGTGGGGAAGTCCAGTGACATACATGTCTTGTATCCTTTCGATTGGTGATTGAGCTTGCTTATCTGCCTGTCGAAGAGTACGGCGTATATTTCGCTGGTCTCGTAAGAGTTTCTTTAAGGCGTAGGATCTTAAGTCTTCGTCGCTTGCGAATCTGACTTGAGTTCTATCCTTCTGCATCTTAACTTCCGTATATTGCCTGGGACGAATTAGTGGATGGAATACCCTCCGGCCGAGCAGTAGCTCGTAAGTGCCGGGGGGTTCTTTCTTTCTCACAAAAGTAGTCTCGGGTTTTACCATCTTAACATATAATGTTGGAGAATTCTCCCGTAGTTCTTTCAGTTGGTTGGTGTACCATCCCTCTGTGGGTGATCTACCGAAACTTCCGAGAGACACTTTATCCCATTGGATCTGCGCAGGTCTACGGGACAACACGGATTCAAGCTCATCTATCACTTGCTGGGGCCTTTCGGCTTTTGGTAGTGATTGGAAATGGGCGTTACGATCGATTGTGTCCTGTATATCCTCTGCAACCTCCTCTGGGGTTTCTTTAAATGGGAGCACCGATACCACCTTCTCTCCTGGCTCACCAATTCGGCAACCGAATAGGTCGAACTTGGAGTCGATGATGTTTATCGGGTTGACATCTCGGTCTTGATGATCGGTGTGTCGATTAGGATTATCATACATAGCATGTATCCTCTCATGTGCCGTATCATCATTTGGAGGTAAAATCCTAAATGGTCCGGTACAGAGGAGGGCTAACGATTTCCAATAATCATTTATGGGTAGCCCTTTAATTACGGCATCCATGAATGAGAATGGGAAGTTGTCTGTGCTTACTGTCATGTCTCCAGAGTGTACATAATCCGCATCCTCCAGTTCCTCGAAGAACTTCGTTAAGAAGCTTTCTTTATTGGCACCTGAGGTACGGAATTTGCATCGTGGGTCATTCTTGATCCTCAACCACATTGCCTTCCGGATAGGTTGGCATAATAGGTTAAGGAATCCTGATGTGACACACGGCACTCGGACTTTTCCACCCAATTCCGCAATCCCGAAGGGCATGAGTGGAAGGTGGGCTTCGATGTCATTACAGTGTTCGCGTTTAC